ACCGCCACCACCGTGAGGAATACAAAATGTTTTATGTAAATTCATATGGCATACATCAATACCATATTCACAAGGTTTTGCTAATCCAACTTGAGCATTTAAATTTGCACCATCAAGATAAACTTGTCCACCATTTTCGTGAACGATTCTACAAATATCTTTGATAGTTGGTTCAAACACACCATGAGTTGATGGATATGTAATCATAATACAAGACAACTCAAATGTATTCATTATTGCTTGCTTTTCTAAATCTTTTAAATCTATATTTCCTTCATCATCACATTTTACAGGAACTATCTTCATACCTGCCATCACTGCTGATGCGGGATTAGTTCCGTGTGCACTTGTAGGTATCAAACATACATTTCTTTTGGTATCACCATTACTTCTGTGATATTCTTGTATCGCAAGTAAACCTGCATACTCACCCTGAGAACCTGCATTTGGTTGTAATGATACCTCTTCAAATCCAGTAATATCACATAACCACTCTTGTAAATCAAACATAATTCTTTGGTATCCAAGAGTTTGATTTTCTGGAGCGAATGGATGCATATTTGCAAACTCATTCCAACTTACAGGCATAAGTTCTGACGCTGCATTTAATTTCATGGTGCAACTACCAAGTGGCATCATACCATTTACAAGTGAAAAATCTTTAGATACTAACTCATTGATGTATCTCATCATATTTGTTTCACTGTGATAACGATTAAAAACATCTTGTCTTAACCAAGGTTTTGTTCTCTCTGGTATATTTTTCCACTTATATCTACCTACAGATTCAACGATATGATCGATAGAATCGCTTTTGTTAACCAAATCTTGTTGTGAATTTAACAATTGTTTGATTTCATCAAGTGTTGTGAGTTCATCTAAACTAATAATAGTATGATCATCCTCATAACGAACATTAAATCCTTCAACTGCAAGAAAACTTTTAAATCTGATTGTATCAAAACCTTCGGTATCATCAACTTCAATTCCCAACCAAGTTAGTCCTTTTTTAAGTATTTCACGATAAGTCAAAATACGAGTTGCAATATTTTTAAGACCTTCTGCTCCGTGATATGCAGCATAAAATCCTGCCATATTTGCAAGTAAAGCTTGTGCTGTGCATATGTTAGATGTTGCCTTATCTCGTCTAATATGTTGCTCTCTAGTCTGTAATGCTAGTCGTAGTGCTTTATTACCTTGAGCATCTACAGACTGTCCTACTATCCTACCAGGTATTTTTCTTTTATATTTGTCTGTTGTTGCGAAGAATGCTGCGTGTGGTCCGCCAAATCCCATTGGAACTCCAAACCTCTGAATACTACCAACTGCAATATCAAAACCCATTTCACCTACAGGTTGCATCAAAACCTGTGCAAGAGGATCAACAATCGCAATCTTCATACATTTACAAACTTCTGCTAATCTTAATAATCCATTTCGATGTCTTAAATTACCGTGACTATTTGGTAATTGTACAATAACTCCAAAAGCATCAGCAAAGAAAGCGATTGGTATAGATTGATCAAAATCAATTTTAACAATATTAATTCCTAATGGTCTCGCTCTTGTTTGTAATACTTCTAATGTTTGTGGGAATAATTTACTATCAACTACAAAATCTTTTTTCTTACTTTGACTATGAGCAAGTAACATTGCTTCTGCAGCTGCAGTTCCTTCATCTAATAAAGATGCGTTTGCAACTGGGAGTCCAGTGAGTTCTGTAATCAGTGTTTGATAATTAAATAATGCTTCGAGTCTACCTTGTGATATCTCTGCCTGATAAGGAGTATAAGATGTATACCAAGCAGGATTCTCAAATACATTTCTTTGTATTACTGGTGGTGTGATAGTTCCATAATATCCTTGACCAATCAAACTTCTTTTAACTATATTATGTGATGCAATATCTTTTAATTCAGTGAGTGCCTGTTGTTCGCTACATCCATCTGGTAATTTACTATCACCACGAAGTAAAATTGAATCAGGCACAATCTCTCTAACTAATTCATCTATGGTTGATAGACCTAAATCAGCAAGCATTTTTCGTTGCTCTGATTCTGAAGGTCCGATATGACGTTGAATAAATTCTGACATTTAACCGTTTACCATCTCCTCATCCATAGTTTTATTTCGGATGATTATTGTATTACTATCATAATCAGGATAAAATTCAATTATATCCTCTGTGTCCCAACACATTTCCTCATAAAGCATATTGAGTTTTTGCATATCTTGGTACATATCTGATGGTTTTTCATCCATTTAAAAAATTCCTAGTTTGTAATTAAAAAGAAGTAATTCCTTTCTTGTTTTTTGGTTTCTCATATACTCTCCGACAGAACGCATTGTATATGTTAAATCAAATTCAGCAACATTCCAATCTGTAAATCTATCTTTTACTAACTGGTCTGAATTGTAACTTATAAGCATCTCAGAATTATATATTTCACAAGTTTTTGCGAAGTCATCATGGTCAAATTTTTTATGCATTGAACCCTTTCTACCATATAAATTATCCTTAATATCGTATGGTGGATCAAGATAAACGAATGTTTTTTCTTTATCTCCTAACAAAACCTTATAGTTAACATTTGTAATATACCAATTTCTAATTAATTTACTATAAACTGGTAACTTGTCAATACCCCTCATTGAGAAGTTTGCATCGCTAGCTTGTTCTGAAAATGATGAAGATTCTGTAAGACCACTAAAAGAACATTTGTTTATAATATAAAAACAAACTGCACGGTCTTTGTCTGATATTTCTAAATCATATAATTTTTCTTTTGCATCTTCAAATAACCCTCTTGCAGAACCACGGTCAGGGTATCTTGATTTAAGTTGTTGTAATTCCTTATGCACATAATCTCCATCAACTTGTAGTCGTAACCAAAAATTATATAATGGTTCATACAAATCATTGACCACAATCTTTAGATTCGGATATTTTTTTGTAACATGTAATGCGACACTACCACCACCTAAAAATGGTTCGTAATATACATCGTAATCTCTTAAGTCTGGAAAAAATGGTTCCATCTTTTTGCAAGCACGAGACTTGCCACCAGGATAACGAAGTGGAGTTTTATATTGTTTCATCGTATTCATGGCAATCCTATATTATTTCTCCCATCATATATTCTATCTTTATATTTTCCATCAGCATACACATAGTGAGAAAATATTTGATATTGTGAGACACCATTAAATTTATTTCTCCAATGTTTTAAATCTCTTCCATGATAAATCATCGCATCACCTCTGTCAAGTTCTATAGAGTTTGTGTTGCCTTCATAATCTTTTATACATATTGGCCACAAATCATTGTACTCCCCTCCAAGAGAAATTGTTACTGATATTTCGCACAGTGATCTATCAATATGTTTCTCTAGAATAGAATTTTTAAAATAAATTCTTGCGTAAGTATATTGAGGAACAACTTTTCTATTTAAATTCTCTTCTACAATAGAAGAAGTCATTAACATAAGAGTATCAAATGCAGGATCTCCATATATGCAATAAGAATTTGGTGCTTGATCATCACCCCCTACACAATGTCCATTTTCTGCGATTACAGTAAAATAATTTTTAAGATAATCTGCAAAAGATGGAGCTATAAAATTTTTTACAACTTTATATCCATTTTTTAACATTAATCACTCATCGGCATATAGGGTGATCTATCTCTACCTCTGTTTAATTCATCCCATTCCATTTTGATTTCAATTAATTCAGTAAGGTCTTTTACCGAGTTAGACATAGATTGATATCCTGCACCAACAAAGATTTGTCCTGCCATTACTGCAAATGTACAAGCACCCCAGAACAAATAATATTGATAAGATTTGATTTGTGCTTTAGTTTTAGTGAAAGTTGATTTAGTCATTGTTTTTGGTATTCAAAAATGGTAGATATTAAAATTATTCTTCTACCTTTGCTTGGTCTTTTCATATAATGATTTCCAGTAAAAAGAATTACATCATTTTCTTTTGGAAAATACTTTTCATCCTCTACAATTGTTTCACCATCACCACTTAAATATACAAGTAAGTTAAAATGTGGAAAATCATGATCTATGTGTGGTTCAGAAAATTGTTTATCATTATCTGGATGCACACAATTTACATTTGATCTCAAGAAAAAATATCTATGAAATAATTTATTGAAATCTATAATTTCTTTTAATACTGTTAAATTTAAATTAACAAGTTCAGATAAAGGTTGTGAAAATCCTGTCTCTTCTGGTCTCTCTAAAAACGTATGACCATAGAAAGGCATACCAGTTGATGTATCATATCTCCAGATAAAATCATTTGAAAGTATAAAATTTTTTAAATCTAAAAAATTATTAGTTATTGGATTTTCTAATACCTTCAACATTACAAAATTAATTTTTTAGTAGGAGTTGATATCTTACCAAACATAGATTTATATTGTTCGATAATTTCCTCTTGAGGGTCTCCAATGTAAACTACATATTTTTTAGTGATTTCAATTTTATCCTTTTGAAGTAAAGGAGACCAAGGAGCAAATGCAATATTCCCTTGTTGAGGTGACGGTACTGCCACAATTGGGTCTGTGATTACTATTGAATCTGTAGACTCTTCAACGATGTCTGCGATGACATCTTCACCAGACCACATACGAATTAATTTAACGGTCATTTTTAATTAATAATAATTTTATTATAGCATACTTGAGTATAAAGTCAATTATTCAAAGGGTAAGTGAGGTCTATTAAATTTAATTCTAAACTTCCTTAACAATCTATCAATTGCAAACTCTCCTCCACCATAACATAGAATACAAAATGCTCCACCGAAGTACAATATCAGAAGTTCTAGTAAGTAAATATTAAAACCTGATGTAGCAAGTGCGTGATATATCGCCACTGTAATCGTCCCTACAATTGACAATGCACCTAATCTTGTAAGTAGTCCAACAATTATTAACCAACTACCATATATTTCAGAGTAAGCAGCAATGTAAGATAAGAATATTGGAAATGGTAATCCAAGAGGTCTTACAAAAGCATCAGCAAAATTTTCTATATCTGCTGTCTTTTCATATCCGTGATGTATCAACATTGTTCCTATTGATAATCTTAAAATCAATAAACCAAAAGATTTAATCATTTGAATTCACACTCCACCATAATTTCTGTTAACGCTGCCAAAAGATTAATTTCTTGATCTGCGACGAACGCAA